CAAGTCATCATCTGTCCAATACTGCGCTCTTACCGGCTCTTTACGCTTTCCACCACTGCCACCACCTAAAAGATAATCTACATGGTCAACAAGATTCGGCATTATATTTAAGGCACAGCAATCACGCTGAAACTCTTTTAAATACTGTCTGAATGCCCAATCATCATTGACTCCCTTTTCCCAATACTGCCGATAAACAGGATTTCCAATGATGTATTTGTTTACCCACTCGGCACACCAACGTGCCCACATATTGGGTATTCTGATGCAAGGAAAACTAAACCACATACGCGCTCTCGGCACTGCTCCTCTCTTGTTTGCTTCATCACCATCGTAAAGCTTGCTTGAGAATCCACACACAAGTCCGTTATCATACCACTCTGTTCTCTGCTTAAAATCTTTACAGATGAGAACATCATCTTGCAAATGCCAAGTGCCTCCGATGTCGTTTGGACAGCTTGCAAATGCGCTCATACAAGCCCGCAAGTTGCCTTCTCCCTTACTGTCATTATACACTGTAATGTCATCTTTTGCAATACCTTGTGCCAACATTGATGGAATTAAATATTGCTCTACATACCATAGTCTTTTCGGATATGTATGTATCATGTATTTTGCCATTTACTTTCTCCTGTCCAGCTCTGTCTGACTGCCTTTACGTAACCAGTTATAGTAATACATCAAAGCATCAAATTCCACCACTCTCAATCGTTTTGAAAACATCTGCCTATGAAACTGCACATCACTCTTGGAACGTACATTTCCAAATCTTGAATCTCCGATGCTTGTGCGTTTCCAAGCTTTATTCCATGTCGCTATCCAATACCCACCAGTTGGTAATTGTGGTCTTGCATACAGCCAATCTTTGAAAATAAAGCTGAAGCATAGAATATCTGGCTCGTTCTCTTCTCTCAGCTTTCGGTCAAGTTCTGTCAATACATATTCATGTATCCACCAGTCATCGTCATCCATGAAAAGTATATAATCGCCTTGAGCTTCTTCAATACCTCTATTTCTCGTTGGTCCATCACAGTGATTTTCAACTGTAAACACTTTGTCGGTGTATTCTCGCGCTATTGCTTCAGTGTTATCCGTACAGCTGTCACATACGATTATCAACTCGAAATCGCGAAAAATCTGCATTTTTATGCTTTCCAACGCTTTTCGGATGTGGTTTTCAGCGTTAAAAGCTGGAATTATGATACTAAATCTCATTTTATTCTCCACCACCTTATTGCCGCTTCAGCTGTTCTATGCATGACATCAGAATAACTTCCTTCTCTCAAAAAATTGTAATAGTAAACTGGTATATGATAGATATCTATCTTCGGCTTTTTCTCCATTATCAGCTTATGAAACATAGCATCTCCATCAGGCTTTACATTCAAGAATCTTGTATTGCCTATAAATGCTCTTCTCCACAGCTTGTTTGTACAGTGCGGGAAGTATTGATTATCTCTGCCGGATATAGGTCCAACTACACCTATATGCTTCCACACCATATCATATGCTATGATGTCAGCATCTTTTCCTTGCCAGCTCTGTGTTCTTTCCATAAGCTGTTCAAATACAAACTCATGCAAGTACCAGTCATCCGCATCAATGAAGAGAATCCAATCACCTGTCGTGCTTTCTATACCTGCATTTCTACCCAAGCATTCATTGTGGAAATCAGCTTCAATGACTTTAGCTCCATAGCTTCTTGCTATCTCAGCTGTTTTATCGGTACATGCATCTGCTATCACTACGCATTCAAAGTCCTTAAAGGACTGACTATAAATCGATTCCAAGCACTTTCCAATACTCTTTTCTTCATTGTGTGCTGGTACAATAACACTAAGCTTCGGCATCGTCTTTGTTCTCCTCCATCTCTTCTGCACTTCCACCAACTTTGTATTCTATCTCAGCTCCACAGTTTGTACAGTGACACACATGAACAACACCTTCGCCCTCATATCCCATGTCGCTGAAATCAAAATCATTATCCCATATTACTGCGTATTTCAAGCAATGAAAACATTGAAACATATTAATTTCCCTTTCTGTTTGCGTATTTCTGCAAAGCATATCTGACAGCATCAATGCTGTGGTTGTTTTCGTCTGGATATGCGCTTATGAAGTTGCCATCTCTGTCCTGCTCATATTCATACTGCGTAAACTCTTTGTAAGTTTCGGGACATCTTCTTGCATCGATGTAAATATGATTTAAGCCTTGCAACCACTTTATGCCATATCGTACCGAATCTGGTCCTTTGTCAGCGCCTCGAATGAATGCTCCATATGCTTTAAAGTCTGCGATTGATTTTTCCTCTGCGCTGTCGGCTATTACCAGCTCATCCTTGCGTACTTTCTTCAGGTCATTGTATAAAATATCGAATACAACCTGATTTCGCGTTTTTACTGTGTTGTACTCATCAAAGATGTATAAATCCAAGTGCTTGATATCAAAATGCATTCTGACATAGCGGAACGGGTCTCTTGCAAAACCCCAATCGATGCCATTGTATATCTCGCTGAATGTCTGCCACATAGGCACTTTTTTGTCCTCAATTCCCATGCCGTTGTAATGAGGCACAAGCTTAGCCATATCCAAATCGCAAGCATTCGGAAATACATCTCCACCTGTTCCTACAGGAACTCCCATGTATTCATGCTCATACGCTCTCGGATTCTTCTCTTTCAGCTCGTTTGCTTCTTCAAGAAACTCTGGTCCTAACCAGCTCTTAGGCACTTGTAAATATGTAGTTCTTACTACCAGTGTAGACTTTTGAGGTCTCAGCTCGTATCCTTCTACAAACTCATTAGCCCAATTATTCTTTGATATAGGCGGGTTAAATGTTCTGAAATCCCAAAACAGCTCACCACCACGCTTTGTAGACTGTGTTACTTTTCTAAGCTCGCGCTCGCCCGCGAATTGGTCAAGCTCCTCGAACCAGTCTATACCGATGTATCCGAATGCCGGCTTTATTGATTTTACTTTGTCTGGGTCATCAAGTCCCATGAAGTAGATTTTCTGACCTGTTGGTATGTACTCGATTGGTGTTGAATAGTTTTTAGATATCTTAAATAAATCTTGCAATCCAAGCTGATAGATTCCCCAAACTACCTGTGGGAATATCGATGTCTGAATCGTATTGGCTATCTTTCTAAAACAGACTGCATGTATATTTGGGTATGCTGTGATTAACAGCGGTATCGCTATTCCACCAACAAATGATGACTTTGTACTTCCTCGTCCTCCCGGAAATATGTACCTGCTATGTCGATGGTCAAGTATATCTTCTAAAACATCAAAAAAGTCAGGTATAATACAGTCACGGAGAGGTATATCAATTTGTGGCATATCTGACTATTATTCCTTTCTGTAAAATCAGCAAAAAGCAGGCTGTTTACCTGCTTAATCCTCATCGGGTATTTTGTACTTTTTCTTGAGGTATGCTACATCTTTAGCATAATCCTCTATCTGCTTTTCATTCAGAGTAAATTCTCCAGATGACTCGCTGAAGCGTTTCCATGATGCGGCATCTTTTACGCTTAGACCTTTGCCCTTTCCACCATCAGCTGTAAGCTTTAAGTTTCTGCCGGCATTATCATATACTTTGATTGAATCTAAGAGTGATGATTTTGACAGGTCCTGTACCGCATCATAAGCCTTTTTATGTGCTTTCATGACTTCACGTATAGGAACCAGTCTATGCTGTTTTACGTATCTGTCCAAGCTGTTCTGTCTTACTGTTTTCCAATCGCTGTAAAGAAAGTTCATTTCCGTTTTATATCCAGCGTCTTTTGACATCTTCAGCAACTCATACACGCCACTTCCTGTAGCTGTGCCATCATAGAGTGCAGGATAATTATGCTGTAAAGCTGTGGCATAAATCTGCTTTGCAAGTGCGGAACTCTCTTCATGATAAAATCCCGTGTTCTTGCCATTAATCTCTGTACCATCAGCTTTAGCAAGTGCTTTTTTGATATCATCGGGGTCAATCGTCAATGGGTTCTTATTCTGTGAATAGAAATCACCAATATTTGATTTTCCTGTATCTTTATTCGTCTTGGTAAAAACACCCTTACCAGATGCTCCACCACCACCTGTGAACATTGCTACTTTCTCTTCTCCCGGCGCATACGGCTGATGCCCTTTGAAATAGTCTTCAATAATCTGTCTATGTACTTCTGCACGTTCTGGAGTAAGCTGTCCATTCTTGAGATGTGCTGTAAATGAATCAGGACCTTGTGAACCAGCTTCTTTTGTGCTTATCTCAGGTACAGACTTTCCCTTAAATGTCATCTTGCCGTTATTCATAGAGACTTTATCGCCTTTTGCCAATTCGTCTCTGTACTTAGACTCATTATTCAGCTTTTCCGCGTCTGTTTTGTTCTTAGCTATATCATTCTCTTTCTTATGTGCATCTAAGCTGTTTCCTGTCATTTTAGAGCTATTGGAAGCTGTATTTGACTTGTTGCTCTGCGTAGACTTCTTTCCTACTGCTTCTGCTACTCTGTTTTTGATGTCTGCGTCAGTATCACCTTCATAGATTGGAATATGTATTCCTCCCTTTAATGATATCCATCTATCGGGTTCTCGGTCTTTTGCCATGATGCTCTCCTCTCTTAGATTAGTCCATACTGAATGTTTGTTGCTGTCTCGTATAATGCCAAATTGTAATACTTAAACTCTGCATCATTCTTGAACGCTGACCTTTCTTTTGCAGGTCGTTTATTTATCACATCCTGTTCGCCCATGTTACCAATCCGTGTGAGTCTGTCATCATCTACCTGCTTTGCGTCTGCATCAGTAAACTCTGCGCCTTTGGCTTTACTCTTGTAATAAGCTATCTCTTTATCATTCAGTTTCGCCATTGCTCTTCCTCCAATCAAGCTTTATTGTCATGACGTTATCAGGTACACCCTTAACTCTGTTGTCTATGTCTACTGTCCTCTTTGCAAGCTCCTGACCAGCTTTTATTCTGTCTGCTAATGTCGCATCAAGTCCAAATTGGTCTTTGATTTCGCCATTCATCACCTTGGTCAAAAACTTCATAACGTCTGCGGCTGTCGCGATTGCATGTTCCTCTTTCTTGGCATTGAGTCGGTCGATTTCCTTTTTCACCTTCTCCAGTGTCAACAAACGCGATGCCTGCTTACACGCTGTTGTTTCCTTATACCCTGCTCTTATGGCTGACTGCTGTCCATTGCTTGTTTCTGCGTAATAGATACAGAATAATTTCTGCTGTTGGTTAAGTACATCTGGACAGTTTCTTTTCTGCTTGAATCCTTTTTGTCTCTGTACTCTTGGTTTCTTTTCTTTCTTTGGTTCTTCTGTTTTCTTTTCTGTTTTTGCTTTCTTTTCTTTCTGCTTTTTTTCTTCTTCCTGTTTGTATGTATCTTGTAATAGTTTTAATGTACTTCTATGTGTTGTTTTGGTGCTTTTCGATGTGCTTTTCTTTTTTTTTGTTTT